GACTGCTAAAATCATTGTATACAGCTTCTGTACAATCTTGATAGGGTGCTTGCTGATAAGTATGATCGGAGTGTGGTAAAAAAGACACACCAGACATTTCGTCAAAGTGTTTAAAGACAAACGCACCTACTTCCATCCATTCATCATCTCGCACAGATATTGTAACAGAAGGCTTATGCTCACACCAATGTCGCTGATAGAGAAGCCACATCTCTAGCTGTTCTATGGCTGTCATATCATTTCTCATAACAGAGTTCTTGGGTGACTTCATCGGAAAGCTAAACACTGTCTGTGTATCTGGCTTCATAAAGTCTGCTTCACTTGGTATGCCACTGTCTACCATGAAGTTAGTGAGAGGATCTTTATTATCACCCCTAACGGTACGAATATAATAACTGCTATGACGAGGGTGGATACCACTGCTTGAGTCAACAAGCTGTGATACTGTCCCACTTGGTTTGACACAGGTGATGGCTGTGCTTTGGGGGATACCAAAGATGGCTGACCATTCTTTGTTTGTTTCAACTGCGATTTCTCTGAGTGCTTCAAGGGTTTTTTCAAGTCCATTTTTCTTTCCATTAGTTAGTGGGTTATCCATGATACCTGTTAAACTGACACCTAACAATCTCTCTTCTTCCGTATTTTTATTCCAAATCTTACGTAGGTAAGGAAACTTTGTAAGTGTAGCTTGTGCTGTGCCAAGTATGGTAGCAAGCATAACCTTTCTCTTCAAATCGTCAAACTTATCTTTCTCACGAATAACTACTTCGGTCAGATTGCAAAATTGATAAGGACGTAATATTATTTCACTGCAGGGATTACAGCCAAAGTCATGATTAGGATCTCGCCTACCATACTTTGATGCTTGATCTTTTGCAGATAATCTATTAAATATTCCACGTTCACCAGACTTTGATTCCACAAGAGATGTCCATTCACGTAAAAATGTTTCACCGTCTGGTTTTTCTGTATAAACAACAGAGTTATTTGACAGAGCCATTTGTGGTGCTGTCTCCCACCATTTGCCAGACTTGGCATGTCTCATGCGTCCATCTGATAGATTAGACAAACTAATCATAGCAGAACGTCTAACACCACCAGAGACTACAACTTCCCCAACCTTGCACATAAGATTGTGACAATCATAACTAGACAGCTTACGACCTGCATTTTGTCTAAATAAAGCTACAGTAAAATTAAATAGATCAATGAGAGGTGCAGGACCACTAGCTCTACCACCAAACACTTTTAATCTAGCACCTGCAGGTCTTACCTTTGACATGTCCCATATAGGAACTTCTCCCATATATAGATGTCCTATAAGCTTGCGTAATGCTTTTGCCCATCCTTCTTTGCTATCCTGTACTTGTATACATGTGTCAACTTCTTCAAAACCCTGTGGTATCTCTGGTAGTTGACTTACATACTGTCTTTCTACAGAAAATCCAACACCAGTGCCACACAAAAGAATATACATAGCTTCATCAAAAGCTTTTGGATCATCAACAGGAAGATAGCTACAGTTGTATCCTGCCGTATTGTCTCTTTCGAGAGCAGGTCCTGCTGTCATTAAGGCTCTCATAGACGGCATAACTTCTAGTTTCTTTATAGCTTCAAAAATTTGTTGTTTAGGCAAGTGACCTTTCACTTTCTCAGTGATATAGTCTACGTACCTTTGCACAGTTTCGTCCCATGTTTCCCTGCGTCCTTTGTCTTCTATCCATCTAGCGTATCTAGAAACTGCAATAAATTTTTGGTAATCATCCATAATTAATTCTCCGTTATAATTTTAATATTTTTTATTTTAAGTCCATCAATGTCGTGAATAAACTCTTCTACAGCTTCTTGTATCTCCTCACTAGGATCACCATCAGCAGGTATAGGATAATCTTCTTCATCCAAATCTAATGTTAGAAATATTTTAACAACCATTACTCAACTCTATACCAAAAGAAGTAAATAAATCTGGGGATGTAGTATCACCTTTTTTTACTTCTATTAATTTATTGAGATACCACTGTGCTTTCTCTAAATCCTGCACACCATTCTTGTATCTGTATCTCCAAAGATACTTAATAATATTACCCTGTAGATAATACTCAAAGCCTTCGCCTGTAGCTGATTGAATAGCTTCAATACATTCTACACCATACTTGTTGTAATGTGGTGGACTATTTACCATATCTTTATTATTACAATCTACATTCCATTTTGCCATATTATGCACTCCCATCTGTTTTGTTGTTAAACTGAAGTTTTATTATATTACCTTCTCTTCCAAGTATCTTACCATTTTTTTTCTGTTCGTCAACATCTTTTTGTGCTATTTCCCAAAGTTTATCTCTAAAAATGTCATCTTCTTCTACTAAAACAGGAGTTGCCATTATCATGCGTACAAAATTCATAAGTGAAAAATAGTCTACATCATTTAAAGGATTAGTATCAAAAGCATCAATGGTTAGGTACAAATTACCTGTCCATTTGTTATTGTCAAGTTCTGGTGATACACGGATACTAATCTCTTCGTCTCTGTATCCTAAAAAGTTCAGTGGTTCTCTGGTCATATTTTTTTATTCCTAAATTGTATGAGAGTAGGATAAGTCTTTTTACCTCTTTTCTTTAGCCAAGTCTGTGGTATAACTCTAGTGCAATAAAGAAAGTCATTCTTATCACACCATTTACCATAAGAGGTCTTTGATCCTTTTCTCAGTTTATTGTTTTCGTTTTCAAAAACAAATCTAATGTCTAATTTAGGATGCTGTTTCTTTATTAAAAGATGTTTCCGTCTATCAGCTACAGTAAATCTGCCTTTAGTTTCTATTATAATACCGTTTGGCAATACAAAGTCTGGCGTATACATACGATAAGCTAGGTCTTCCCATTCTATTTTCATACCTTCGTATATAAACGGAATGGAGAGTTCTTTCAACTCGTCTGCGATCTTTACCTCAAGACCACTACGAAAACCTAGCCTACGTGCTAGATTGTATTTAGCAGACTTAAACACCTACCACCAAATAGATGTAGACCTGTTAAACGGAAAAGCTTTAAGACCAAGAGCTTTTAACTCTTCATTGACAGCTTCGTCTGCCGACTTTCTGGCATCCATAGCTATCTTCAATCCCTCATACTTTTTTTCACGATATGCTTTTTTCATGTCCAAAAGCTGCTTTTCCATTTCAGATATTTCACTAGCCATTTCCTCTAGTGTAGGATTTGATTTATCATTCATGCGACTTTCTCCTTTCTAATACTAACATACGAAACAATCTTCGGATCTTTTGCTTGAGATACCAATGATGGTAACTCTTGCAATGTTTCCCAACAGGAGTGTTTATATCTACAAAAAGAACACGTTTTACCAAGCACTCTATTACCAGTTGGCTTACCTCTGAATGTTTCTTCTTCTGAATCATAACACCTTTTAAATTTATTAAGTGTTACTACTCTGACGTTATCTTCTAGTTTTTTTACTTCTTTGTCAACGTCAATGTTATCAGCAGGTATATATTTAAAACTACCATTAGCTTTATTTACAACCCACCAACCACCTGCTTTCTTGCCAGAAGCTTTAGCGTAACCTGCCAACTGTCCCACATAACCAAATGGATCTTCTTCTGCAAGAGTATCGAATGATTCAAACTTATTTCGATAAGACCAATCTGAAGCAGACTTAATATCATCTACAGCATCATTCAATACTAAATCATATGTGCCACTAACTTTTGTGTCGGCAATGTCTAATGAAACTTTTTCTGAGTTTTGGAAATCAATTTTAGCTTCTTTCATCAAACCCTTAAACACAGCTTCAACAATATCACCTAGCATCATGTTCATTACGAATGTTGTAGGTAGAGGGTCTGCGTAATTTGGCATGTTTTTTTCAAACCATAGTTGACAGGTAGGTCTACCCACATTTGACATACGCAGTTGAAACTTCCTACGCTTTGTACGACTACCAAACTGACGCTTGAGAGCTTCCCCTATGTCTTTCTTTATACCTGCTATAGTTTTGGCAGACATAGAGGTCTTTCCATTGATAGCATCTTCCAAGTATTGATGCAGTGCCATTTCAGAGGGATGGTTCATTAGAATGGTATCTCCTCTGTTTCAATGATCTCATCAACAACATCAACGTCCATATCCTCTTTCTTACGAGAGTTCTCATCCCAAGCACCGATGATGTAATCATTGTAGTTGTCAACCCACTGCATAAAGTCTGCAAATGTTTGCTGATCTTCGTCAGAAA